CCAAGAACGATAGCAGCCATACCAGAAATTCCCTTGAGCAGTGTCGGGATGTCCATAGCGCCAAGCGCCGCAATAGACGGAACGATGTTCCTAATCGCATATGCCATACCAACAAAGGTGAGGAACGTGACCGCAATCTTCTGAGTACCGCGAACAGTGTTGCCTTGGAGCTTATTCATAATAGCCATTGATGTAAAAATTGCTCCAAGTAGGAGACTAACACCAATGATGCCCTGAAGACCCTTCTTCCAGTCCATATTACCTAATAAGGCAACGGAGGCTGTAAGTAAGAGAATTGACCCCGCAATACCTAGCATACCAAGCATGGCTTGTTGCATATTACGTACTCTAGCAGGGTTGAACTTCTTGGTCGTCCTGGATAGTGTGAGATAGAATATCTCGAACACCACTAGAACTCCAGCTAGACCACCAAGCCCAACTAAGAGCTTATCAGCAGGAATGGTTGAGAGGAGCCATAATGACGCCACCAGTACACCAATAGCGATAGCCATAGCCTTGATGTTTTGAAGACGCGCTTTTGCTCTAAAGAACGAACCAATCCAACCAAACATAGTAGTAAGTGATCCGACTACAGTCTTAGGCCCGTGTGTTAAACTTTTGAAGAAATCGCCAAACATGTCTTTCATGGTAAGGACACGTTTACGAGTATTCCAAAGAACCGCGATAGCCGCTGCTAAAGTTAAGATACGGCCGATAGACTCGGAGTTCTCTTTGGTAAATGGCTTAAGTGCTTCGCTAAACATGTTGGCCATAAGCTTGGCCATGTCACCAATTGTAGAAAAGATACCTTGGGTCTTGTTGTGAATATGGTCAACATCATCACTAAGTTCGTTAATACCGGACTTAGCTTTCTTCATATCGCTTTGACCGAAGTCCAGAGGCGACTTATCATCAGCATGAGCGGTTGTTACACCGAATAGTTTAGTAAATGCATCCCATACATCTTTAACAGACTCAATAACCTTACTAAAGGTCTTACCGATACCGTCTCCAATTTGTTTAACAGAGTCACCGAAGTTCTTGAATGAGAAATCCACACCTTTAAAGTTAGATGAGAAATCACTAGCAAACTTCTTGACGTTGTTCCAAATATCAATAAGGAATTTCTGGACATCTTCTGGTAGAGAGCCAAAGAACTGTTTGAACCAAGGGCCAAATGTTGACTTAAACCAATCAATAATTCCAGAGAATGTGTTCTTGAAACCATCAAAGATTTTAGTCATAGTTGGGCCGTGGACAGTTTCACCCAGACCCTTCCAGAAAGCACCAAACCAACCGCCGAAAGTCTTCAGGGTCGTCTTATAGTTAGTGAAATCAACTTTAGATTTACCAAGTTCAGTCTTGATGTTGTTAGTCATCTCGCCGATAAGATTTTTACCATTGGTCAGACCTTCAATAGCGAGTTTAACCACACCAAGTTCGCTAGCCCATTTACGGAAACCGTCAATAGACTTAACGATACCTGGAATAAATCCATCAGCAAAATTAGCGCTCAGAGTTTGTTGGATTTGTTTAAATCCGTCTGCCAAATCTGAGAACTTGAAATTACCAATACTGAAACCGGCCAATTTGTTACTCAACCACTCAAACGCTTGACCTACTGCGTCTACAATAGGTTTAAGGAATGAGAATGAGAATTGGACTTTATCCAGTTTATCGGCGTATTCTCCAAGTGAAGGCCATGTCTTACGAACGACATTACCCAATGATTGGAAGGAGAATGTAGAATTTTCCAACCATTTTGACAATCCGGCGCTTCCTTTAGAGATAGACTCGAAAGGGTTAGACGCAAAGCTAGCAAGACCGGATTTAATCTTACTAGTATCAGGCATATCGAACTTAAGTCCTTTAAACATGCCTGTAATATTGCTAGGGATTAGAGACCCCCAGTTAAGGTTCTTATTAAAGTCTTTCCAGCTACGGATTTGTCCATTAATAACGCCATCCATATTCGCATTGAACTGCGCCCAGAAAGTCTTGTAGTTGTTTTTCATAGTTCCGGAGAATATATTCCAGTCGCTACTCATCTTATTCAGATTTTGACGCAGTTTATTCCCAAACTGTCCAGCAGAACTACTCATATTATGGGTCGCTTTGTTGAAATCAGAGAAACCAATAACGAAATCGCCCAGCATCTTACCGAATACCGGGAAGCGTTTCATTGCGGTACCTACACCGAATGCCCAGTCGTTAAACCCTTTATAGTTCTTATCAAGTGTGTTGTTAAGAATCTTAAATGGACTCATGAAATGGGCGAAGAATGTTCGAATATTCTCCCTGGCCTCACGAACACCCGGTATTAATAGTAGAACGGTTTCCCCAAACTTCTTAAGGAAATCTATTACTTTACCGATACCATTTGGAATAGAGTCGAATACGCCCATCCAAACTTGGGCAAACTTACCAAGATATTCATTAACCTTAGCCCAGAAACCATGAACAGCATTTGCGACAGTATCGAATACTTTACCGGCTTTCTCAAAGTTGATAAATTTACCGATAATGGTCTCGATAGTCCGAATAACTGAACTTACGACACTAGACAACATCCCCAAGAACAATACGAAGTTCTTAAACATATGGTCTGGAATAAGGAGCTCAATAATCTTAAGTTTGGCACCTAACTCAGCGAGAATCCATTTGATTACACCAAATACTGTTTGGAAGATTTGTTTGAATGCTTCAGACTCTGCGGTACCGATTTTAAGTTTTTCAGTTAAACCTTGGATTAACCCAATAAGTTTTTGACCAAAAGAAATCGTATGGTTATCGCCAAATACCGTACGGAAAGCTTCTCCGATAGGTTTAATGATCAAGCTAAGAGAATTAAACGCTGTCTCCATTAGCTGGATAACCTTCTGACGACCACCAAGGTCTACGAAAGATTTAGCGAATTCTACAGCCTGATTACCAGCCTTAGATAAGGCATTGGCCGCCAAGTTACCCCATTTAGTCCAGAAAGCCGTTACTTCTTCACTACCCGCTTGACCAATAAGGGTTTCCCAGAAACGAGCCCAAACACTAGTTACCTGGTCTGCGACAGCCTCGGATACTTCTCCAAGAGTATGGAACTCTTCAGCCATCTTAGACAAAGTTTCATCATTTGCCAAAGTTTCCAATGACTTGATAAGAACTTCGTTTGTCAACCAGCCTTGTTGAAGTGAGTTACGGAAGCCTTCAGACATATCAACATCTTGCCCCAATGCCTGCGCTGTTTCAAGCAAGATATCTTTAAATCTTTGAGTCGCCATACCGGCATTTTCAACTGATACCCAGTTCTGAGTATTCATCTTACCCATTTGTAGGGCTTGTTGTACACCGAACTGCAATGACCGATTAAATCCGTCGGTTGAAGCCCCAGCAGAAGCCGCCAAGTTACCCCAACCTTTCAGGGCAGTGGTTGACTCTTTAAGACCTACACCAGCGTTTACGAATTGGGCAAGAGAACCGTGCATCTGCTTAACTGAATATTTGGTTGTTTCGGCGTAATGTTGTAGGTCATCTAAGGACTCGGTAATATTACCCATCTCGGAACGACCCAATGCCGCAACCAGCATATTTACAGAGTTAATCTTATCTTCAAACTGTCCGAAGCCCTGTTTTACTGGCGCAATAGCGTTCATAACACTACGGCCAAGGTTTGTAGCGATAGATAAGCCAGCCTGAACTGCAGATGCTGCGATATTACCCAGTGCTACTGTAGCGATGGATTGTAGGAAACTAAATCCTTGTCCGGATTGCTCCACACGGTCACCCATCTCCTCAATCGCTTGAGCTGCTTGTTGGGTGCCACTAGATACGGGAGAGATAAATCCTAATACGCTGGACGCAAAAGTACCAAATCCGCCTGTAGTCCTAGTTAGAGAACCGGCTACTTTGTCAAACGCTCCAATAAATACGTCACCAATTTTAGGCGCTTTATCCATCAACTCAATTAGAGATTTAGAGAGATTTTTGGCGGATTTCTCGATATTGGTAAAAGTAGATTTACCATCGGACTTATTTAGGCCTTTATCCAGAGCTTCAAGCGAGCTCAAAGACTCTTTCAGACCTTTCTTGAACTGTTCATTATCAATACCGAGTTTGATAAGACGTTCTTCAATTACTTGTCTACTCAACTATTTTTTCCACCTCCCTCATAACCTCTTTTGCTATATCATCCACAATTGGACCTACAAAATTGTTAGCAGGGACGTAACCACCAGTACCGGTACCGTGCCCATTAACAATTAAAACAACCAATGGTGTTCCATCCGATACTTTCTTTGAATTAGAATAGTATAAATTTAAACCATTTTGACTTTTTTCGACTTCCATGTCCCATGACGAAGCTGTACTACCCGAACGCTTAGGTGTAGCAGAGATTAGCCGACTAAGACCTCTCGAACCTATACCGTTAAGGCTAGCTGCAGTTTTATGCATAGACTCCGCATTAGATAAGGAAGACTTAAGGTTAGATTTTCGGCGGACGGAAGTTACCTTGATTCGCATTTAATCTAGCCTCCTTCATTTGTTGTAGTTTGGCTAGACGTTCTTGGTTAATACGGTCGTATTCAGCCAAGGTCTGCGCCTCTGTTTGTTTCTTCTTAGGAGCATTGAGCTCACCTATTACATTAAGAAGAGTTAGTAGTCTATGTAAGTTCCAGGTCTCACATTCGAACGGGATACGAGCGTTAGCCATATAAGCATAGATTACTTCCGAGGTCATAATCATACCTTGTTTATTACCCTGGTCGTTCTGCTTAATAGTTGTCGCTGTAGGATTGTCATTCAGATACATAGATAGTTGGATTACAACATCTTCAGTTAAGTCTGAATAATCAATATCGTCCTCACACATTAGAATAAAGTAGTCATAAAGCTCTCCAGTGGTCTTTTCTTCTCGAGTTAGAAAAGGCTTGCGATAGATTGATTCCCATTCAGTTAGTGTTTTAAGACTATGTTCGAAATGCAATGTCTTTCCTGGCTTAGTTAGGAACTGATTTGTCTCTTCGTTAAAGAACTCCCGATCAGGAGTATCTATAATCAACATAAATATACCTCCATCGAGATAAAAACAAAAGAGAGGCGTAATTTTTTACGCCAAACCTTTATTTCTTCTTGAGTTTAGAAACTTTCTCAGGAACAGTTCCTTTATTTGGGTCGCCAACCAAAGCGCCAAAGAATTTCTGAGTTTCTTTTCCACCTTCAGCTACGTCTACCATCATGCTAACCATAAGCTCTGAATATGCTTCAGAGTTTACGAAGTCTTCCTGAAGCTTCTTATCTTTACGGAAAGTACGTCCGTCTTCTGATGAACGTTCACCGTATGCCAACTTAAGGACAGATTCAATAAAGTCAAAGATTTCATCCACGTCTTCACGAGCAGTCATCTCTTTAACATACTCATCCCAATCCTTTTTAGCACGTCCCATAATACGCAAAATTTCATCTTTACGCAAGTGGAACCAAAGTTCTTCTGTTACCTCTTTGCCATCAAGCAAGTTTGCGTACTTCACTGTTCTTGAAATCATTATCTATACTCCTTTTGAATTCATTTTGAAATTTTCAGTACCGACATGACCTTAGTCGTCCAACCCCTATCCCGTACTGATTAATTAGCTAGTTACCCTGCAGTAAGACCCAGGATTGTGAATACTTCTTCTGGTTTTGGAAGAGTAGCTTCGCCACTTTCGTCACCATAAAGTTTCTTCTCAAGATCTGCAAGTTTAGTCTTGTCAACAAGTGTGCTGTTGATTTCGATATGGGCAGTTGGTTTCATACCAGCTACAGTAGTTGGTACTGTGTCGAAGTCCCATGAGAATTCCAGCGCATCTGGTGATTCATTGATTGTTTGGTATTCCTTACTTGATACACCAGCAGATGCAGAGTAAACCAAGTGAAGGATATAACCATGGTCAAGACCTTCAGTATCGTTACCGATACGAGTACGGTAAGAAAGACCGAAGTCTGAACGAGCTTGTCCTGATACAGTTACACCAGCAAGAGCTTTAGGTGTTCCGCCAGTAGACATAGGCGCACGCTTACCTTGACATGCATTCCATTCTTGTGGATAAGTGTAAGCAGAGATTTGACCTTTGAAACGTTCTTCTGAACGCAAGTTGAGGTACTTCTTGTTGTTAGCATATTTCGCAGTAGACTCAGCGCCTTCTGGTGATTCTGATACTTTAGTCAGACCATTCCACGCAACACCTTTGTCATAAGTACCGTCGGATTTTTTCAGATAGAGGACACCTTGATCCACACCATTTTCAAATAAGCGTTTAGTATCCTCATCCCATTTAAGCATTACCATCTAGTAATTTCCTCCAATAAAATTAAGCTTCTGAGAATTCGCCAAACGCATTAATACGTTCACCGTTCTCAACATTACCACATGCAACATAGCGACGTTCGCCGCTTTCTGCACCAACATATGATAGCCAACGGTATCCGTCAGCGTCCATCCAAGAGTCATATACAAATGACATCTCAGGCGTATACAAAGCTACAATATCGCCTGTAAGGCTTGGAGTTTTGCGTACATTCAGACCTGCGACCTTAACCGTAAACTTACCAACTTCGTCGTGATTAACAACTTCGTCAGCAGGTGTGATTGGTTGAGGTGCGATAACAGGTTCTGGCTGAGGTGTATCTGAATATGGTGGATAGAACCATCCAACGATACCAGTGAAGTCACGAGTGTTGTAACGAGCAGGAGCACCTACATAGAGGGCGTCCCAGTTACCATCAATGTTTTGTTCAATAGTAGACATAGTATAGCCGTCAGAGTCTTCAATAACGAGACCAGTATGACCATAACCATGTTCTGCTACCGCCATAACAAAGATAGCACCACGACGAGGATTAACCCCAACTGCGTCATAAACAACTTCGTAACCTAGGCTAGCCGCAGAGTCGAGCAAGTCGATAGCGTTACCCCAAAGAATTTTACCGAAGTAAATTTGGGAGATGCTGTTAGGCAGGTCTACACATTGTGTACCCCAAGAACCATCAGCATCCGTACCGATACCTTGGTCGGCAAGATTGCGGGCAAATTGAATAACTTCATCAACTGTTGCCAAATTACATCTTCCTTTCTATTCGTAGATCACAAACACTTTGTGATAGAGACCGTTTACTTTATACTCAGTTCTGAAATCCGAATACATAAATGTGTTAGGGATTTTAGTAAATACTTCATCGGCTTCGCTTTTAGAAATATAGACGAGCTTATAATTAACCCGAGTAATATAATTCTTATTATTGGCCTTCTGAGTATCGACGTCTTCCCGTGTTACAATACACGCAGGGTATTTCAACTGAATATTTTCTGGAGGTGTAAAGTAAACATTAGGACAAATCTCATCTTTTATCTTAAGAAGTACTTGTTCTCTTGTTTTCATTCTTTCACCTTAACCAATTCTTCATAGAAAGACTTAAAGTCCTTAAACTCCGTACCAGTCCAAACTTGAATATCGCCATCTTTAAAGACTAGCGTGTATTTACTAAGAGAGTTTTCCAACCCTTCTTGGTAATCCTGCAGCCCAATCTTAGTTAGCGCTTCAAGTTTTAATTCATTTTGACTTTTCTGAGTAGCAGACGTAACAACCTCGGCTAAACGATCTCTGAGTTCGGAAATCTCCATATCCTCAATAGTCAAAACCACACGAGGT